GTTGTCCGTGAATGTAAGTCCGTTTTCTGTTTTGGTTGTGTTGTTGTGCGGGTACGAAATCAAATTCTTTCCATGAACTTTTACAACCGGGTTATGCTCCACCGGGGAAACATCATCAGCGAACACCACAGCCCCGGACAAATTGCCCTTGATTGCATTGGCGAAAAGATTCTTCACGCCAACCAAATCAGCACGGGCATTTTCGCAAGCTGTACGGGCTTCTTCTGCTTCTGCGACTGCCTCAGCGGCAACAGCGGTCATCTGCTGATATTCGCTTTCCGTGGGATCAGACGGGGTTTCAGCATCAGCATAGCCGCTTCGATTCAGCTTCACAGCAATTTCGTTCGTGGTGATTCTGATTGTGCTGTACTCACCAATCAGCGAAACATGAATGGTTTCGCCGTGAATCCTTGCAACACGGCTTTCACCGCCCACAAGAACTTCGGACGGAACTTTGCACGTTCCGTCAGTTCCTAATACGGATTTGCAAACAGCCGTTCCAAGGCGAAACAACGCCGTTTTGGTCTTGCCGCTCCATGCAGAATCATTGAAAGTGAATTTTGCTTTCAGATATTCCAGGCTGTCCGTAGCAGGATTGAAATGGTCAGCCCGTTTCAAGGTCTGACCGTTTACATCAAATAAAAGCATTTTGAATACCTCTTTGTTGCATGAAGAAAGGGCTGAACGAATCAGCCCTTTCATTTGTTAATCAAGCACCAGACCACGGCTTTTGAAGGTGCTTCGCAAGCCGTTCACGCTGTCACCATCACCAGCCGTTGCAAGTGCAAACTGTCTACCGTTGATGTTCAACTGAACGGGTCTGCTTGCCAGTTCTTCAACAGCGGCGGCAAGGGAATCAAGGTTTACAACATTCATTGTCTTTTCGATTGCCCCTGCAATATAGCCTTCCAATCTATCAATCGGAAGAATTGCTTCCGGGCCAGCTTCACCACCAGCCATCAGGCTGTGTCCGTTCATGCCGAAAATGGTAGGCTTCATCATAATGCCGCCATCCTTGTACCATTCAATTGACAGCTTCGGGACACTAGGCGGCGAAATAGACAGTTTACCAGTAATCTTGAAGTGTGGCAGCTTGATTTTCGGCAAACTAATCTTCATATTCTTGAAGAAACCAGTGATGGAATCAACAATGCCTTTAACCTTGTTCTTTGCCGCTTCAATCGGGGTGATAATGGCGTTTTTGATGCCATTCCAAACGCTAGTTGCAGTGGATTTGATTCCATTGAACACGCTGGAAACGGTGGATTTCACGCCGTTCACCACGCTGGAAACCTTGGATTTGATGCCATCCCACACGCTGGAAATAGTGGATTTGATGCCGTTCCAGATGCTAGAAGTCACAGACTTGATACCGTTCCAGACACTAGAAACAACGGATTTCACCGCATTGATTGCAGTTGTTACAGCCGATTTGATAGAATTCCAAACGCTAGAAACCACGCTTTTGATAGCGTTCCAGGCGGTGGAAGTCGCAGATTTGATGGTGTTCCATACGCTGGAAACAACAGTTTTCACGGCATTCACAGCGGTTGAAACAGCAGATTTGATGGCATTCCACACGGTGGAAATAACCGATTTAATGGCGTTCATCACTGTGGTAATAACGCTTTTTACAGCGTTGATTGCAGTGGTAACGGCATTCTTAATCCATTCCCATGCGGCAAATACATACTGTTTGCAGTTCTCCCAAATAAATTGGAAAGGCAATGTAATAAGCTGAACCGCACCAGAAATAATCGAACCGATGAACATGATTGCAACTTGAATCACATTGCAGATGGTGTTCCAGATGGTTTGCAAGGACTGCCACAAGCCCGTGAAGAAGTTCACAACGGGCTGAATGACATTCGTGTTAATCCAGTTCACGAAAGATGCAAAAACGCCCTTGACCCACTCCCAAGCCGTGGAACAAGCACTTGTGATGCTATCCCACAGCCCTGTAAAGAAATTCACAACGGGTTGAATGACATTGGTGTTGATCCATTCGCCCCATCCTGCAAGGGTTTCTTTGACTTTGCTCCATGCGTTGGAACAGGCCGCAACAATTTCATCCCAATATTCGACCACAACAACAATAGCCGCAATCACGGCGGCGATTGCGGCGATAACACCAACGATTATCCATGTAATCGGGTTAGCCAGAATAGCGGAATTCATTGCCCATTGTGCCGCCGTATAAATACCAGCGGCGATGGCTAGTCCACCCAAGCCGACTGCCAAAACGCCAACAGCCGCCGCAATAGCTTTCATTGCAACCGGGTGTTCCTTCGCCCATTCAAGCGCATCAACCATCAATCCGCTAACCTTTTCAATGGCTGGCTGTAATTCGGTCAGCAATGCCGACTTCATTTCCGTCCACGCCGTTGTAACAGGCTCAATCGCAGAAGCAAGGTTGTTTTCTACAAGCATATGTTCCGCTGTTGCTTCCTTTGCTTCCATCTGTGCGCCAGCGGTTTCACGATAAGTGTTAGCCGCATCACCGTACAACGCTGTCAGTGTATCGGTGATAAGGGCTTGTCTTTCCTGTTCCGTGGAACACTCAGACAAAGCAACATTGAAGGCATCTTCAGCGGTGGTCACATCTTCGGACATATACCCGGCGAACATCTCCGCAGCTTCGCTACTCCAATTCAATGCGTCTGCGAATTGGCCTGTGACCTTGCCGCAAGCGGCGGTTTCTTTTGCGCTTTCGGCGATAGCGGCTGGATTGATGGCATCCTGATAAGTGGCATACAGGCCCGTACTGATTGTGACCCAATCGTTCAAATCCTGCTGATTTTCGGACATTCTTGCAATGTGGTTCGCCGCTTCAACTGCCGTTTGGTCATCGCCGAAAACGGCATACAACTCTTTCCATGTGTTTGTAGCGGCTTCGGTGCTGAAACTAGCACCGTCAAACGTTGTGGTCAGCGTGGACATACTCTGCCGCAGTTCCATTGTTTCGGCTGGCAGTTGCCCAAGATAACCGATGAACTCACTTAGCTTACCAATTGCGGCCTGAATCGCACTTGAAGCAAGGTCAGCAACAACGCCTTTCAGAACAGTAAAACCATCCCCGGCATTGTCTGCGGAATCGTCCACTTTATCAAGACTTCTATCAAGTTCATCTGCCCTATCTGCGGCATTGGAAAGAGCGGTTTTGCTCTGTTTCAATTCACCTGATAATTCGCTGATGGAACTTTCAAGGGCTTTTGCTTCGTCCGATGTTTCACCGTACTGCAAGACAACATCAACATATTCACCCTTCAGCTTATCCAACTGCCGTTGCTGTTCGCTGATGGTGCTTGTCAGTTTTTCAGTTGCGGTTTCAGCCTGATTCGCCGCACTCTTCTGCGCTTCAAGTTCATCATTGCAAGCAGAAATCGCCTGTCTGATCTTCTCTTCTGCGGTCTGTGCGTTGGCAAGCTGTGTCCGCAATTTATTGACTTCGGTTGAATTCTCTCCGAAGATTTCTGCCGCTTTGGAAACTTTCTGTGCAAGGGCTTCTGTTTTGCTTTCAGATGCCGCAAGCTGACTGGAAAGAATCTTGTGCTTATTTTCTAACGCTTCAACGCTTGCCCCGGTTGACTTCATCTGCGTTTCATTCAGTTTCAGTTCTGCCCGAAGCCTGGACATTGAATCGTTCGCTTTCTTGATTTCGGAATTCAAATCGCCCGTTTCCGCTGTGAATCGGATTTTTGCTTCATTCTTTGCCACGTTGTTTCACCCCCCTTATTTCCTATTTCTTTCACGTTCTTTTTCAATTGCATAATTCAACCAACCGTCATAGGCGGTTTTGTTTTCGACTACACCAAGCAAAAAAGAATAGTCAGCGTACCAGAAGATACTTTCAGGAATTTCAAGAATCAGAACATAATAGGTGTAGTAATCTTCTACATCTTCAAGTTCAAATTTTGGCGGCTTGATTTTATGCTTCCGTTCCTTTGTCCGCTTTAAGAATGGTTCACGGAAGCCGACTGTTTTTTTGCGGTGGTCAAACTCTGCATGGCCCTGCCAACAGCAAGACGGTCATTGCCGCACTTCATCAGGAATTCTTCTTCAGTCATAACGCTGTCCAGATGGTCCAGGTTGGCGCAAAGATATGCGGAATAAAGAATCACAAGCGAATCAAGTTCGTCATAGCCGTTCTTCTTCTGATCTCCCATGCGGTTCATTGCGGCGTTGTATCGCTCATAAATGGCCTTATTTTTGCCACGAAGCATATACAGCGCATAGAATGCAAGGGTCATTTCGCAAGTAGAACCGTCCTGGAATTCATATACATACTTTGTGTTCAAGGGTTTATCCATCATGTTTTTTCTCCTTTATGCAAAAGTTAAGCCCACCGCTTTTGCGATGGGCTTACAATCATTCCTTGGTGGTTTCTTCGGTTACTTCTTCAACCAGCACATCGACTTCCAGAATTTCCGCAAAACGCTTCTTGGAAACGGTGATGATGTCACCGGGTTCATAGACCTTTCCGTTGTGCTTGTCTTTGAATCGCTTCAACACCTTGGCTTTCATCGGGGTTCACTCCTTATGCGGATGCAACCTGAACCATAGAAGGTTCAAAAGCGGTCATCCACTTAGACTTGACCGTTTCATCAGTCAGTTCATCGGCAAGTGCTTCATAAACACAGTTGCCATAATCATCAGGCTGAAGGGAAACTTCCAGTTCGATTTCTGCGACCTCTTCTGCGCCGTTCTCGATCTTACGGGCAACACCAGTTTCGATGATGCAATTGGGATATGCCTTGAACTTCTCAACGCCATCTTCATCAAAAACGTGCTGGGTGGTAGCAAAATTCTTGTGTCTGGAATTAGTGCCGTATGCCTTCACGCCTTCAATCAGGGTGTCCAGGTTCATGCCGTAAACATCGGTATAAACTTCCCAAGGCATATGCATGGAAATGGTCAGCTTGCCAGTGCCAGCACCACGAACGGTTTTCTTGATGACAACACCACGGCAAGACTTGGTTACAACCTTGGTATCAAGTTCCTCTTCGCAAGAACCGACACAGTTGGCGGCAACAAAGGCTTCAGAACCTTCGGTCTTGATGCCCATTTCCCGAAGTTCGTATTCAGAAAAAACACCATTAGTCATTGTTTTCAACTCTCCTTTATTGATTTATATTGCTTTTTCAAAATCGGTGACCAGTCTGCTGATACAGCGGTCGACGATTTCAGATTGGCTAGATTCACCACCACGCCGAAAGAACTGTTGATTGCCAACGTGGTTT